AAATACTATAGTGGTATCTCAGGTGTTTACAGTTAGTTCCGATAATACCCAGCAATTGCTTGCTGCCAAAATAAAAACTCAATTGCCCGGTATAGTATCCAAGGCAGTTTATCTGGGCAATAATCTTATATTGATTACCCCAGTAACCGGAATTAACCTGGTGGTAACTGGGGCAGTAACATTGGGTGTATCCCAGGCAAATGTAACAATCGCCTCGGTGAACACGATTGTGAGTTCAGATAATACTGTATTATTTACTCTTGCACCCAAGTATGCCAATGCCGATGGGAGTAACCTTGAGGTGCAGATATTAAGCGCCTCAAATGGAGATGCTAATTCATTCGACTTAGCTATTAACCACCTGATTGAATCCAGTCTTAATGAATCCTACAAAAATATAAAGATCATCGGTAACCCTTCAGTGGCATCATCCACTTACTTGAAGGCTCTTCAGACTTCAAATTGGATGGATGTAACGTATGCCGATCTTTCGGGAACGGTGGGGCAACAGAGACCGGTAAATACCATTTTAAAGTATGATACCGGAAGTGATGGGGCAAATATAACCGATTCCGACATCCTGGGGGATTCATCCAATAAGTTGGGCGTATATTCTTTGGACCCATACGATGACTTTTTCCAAGTAGCCTCTCTTAATTCCAATAGCAATGCTGTAATGATTGCCCTTGCTAATTATGCTACTTCAAGGCAGGACCACGTAGCATTTTTACACATCGACAATAGCAATACTACGGAAGCCGATGTAGCAGCAGCAAGAGATGCCACATTTATTGATACCACTTATGCTGCATTCTTTGCCGGAGGCATAAAGGCAATTGACTCTGCGAATGATGGGGCTGAAAGAGACATTTCCGAAATAGGAGACGTTCTGGGGGCAGCAGCATATTCAGCATCTAAGTTTGGGCCTTGGTGGTCATTTGCAGGAACCAAGAGGGGTACGATTATTAATTGCTTGGGCATTGTAAATAACTTTGGATTAGCAGCAAACTATGCAAATCGAAACTTGTTAGCTAACCACCAAATATGTATCGTAGGCCAGAATAAGGGGAAGAACTACATAAGCGGTAATTTTACTGCTCAGATAGATAACTCCACCCTTTCTTTTCTGAATGTACGCCGGATGTTGATTTATCTGAAAAAGCTATTGGCCCCAATTTTTGAGGGCTATATAGAAGACCCCAATGACCCCACTACCTGGAAACAAATTTTCAATAAAGTAAAACCTCAGCTGAAGAAATTAAAAGATCAGAGGGGCATTGCTGATTGGGATTACCAGGGAGATCAATTTATTACGGATGTTTCCAAATGCGTTGTGAATGACCCGACGGATGTGCAGAATGGAAAGTACCTGGTAATACTTTATGTCAAGGATATCGTTTCCTTGCAGGACATCCAAGTAAATATTACCCTTACGGATTCCGGGGTTAGTTTTGAAGATTCTCTGTCCGGCATTATAAATACAAACTAAAAGCCTAAATTTTAAAATACTATGGCAAGAGTACAAAACCCCCGGAAGGAGTTCAACTTCCAAATCACTATCGGTGGTATTAATCCATTCCTTTGCCAGGAAGTGAAATTACCCGATATTGAGTTCGATATGACCGAACACGGGGATACAAACTATGATGTAAAAACTGCAGGTAGAAAGAAGATAGGCATGCTGCAGGTAACCAAGATATTTGATTCTACCTCTATTGACCTTGAGATTAGGCAATGGGCTGATCAGATTCAAAATACCTTGACCGGTGGTGGAGCTAATCCTTCCGACTATAAGAGGTCAATTCTAGTAGAGGAATTTGCCTCCGATGGGGTAACGGTGGTATCTACTACTGAATATGAAGGAGTATGGCCCCAGAAGATTAATGGACGGACCCTAAATCGTAGGTCATCCGATAACACTACCCAGAGCATAGAGTTCTGTGTAGATGAAGAATTCGAATCTTAGAAACTTACATACATTTTTGCCACGTGACGGGCTATGGGTTATTAACAGCACCTATAGCCCTTTTTAGTTTGGTGGCTATTATTGATTAAAATTCTATCATGCATTCAAACACTTTAAAAGTAATGGTCCCATCTGGGAGGACCTGGGAAATCCGGGAAACTAATGGTAATGATGATGCCATCTTATCCAATTTTGGTAGTGCTGTTACCGGAGACAACATCTATAATTTCTTGGCAAATATTATAGTGGGGCCGACTAGACCACTTGCTGCCGAGATTATGGAGTGGCCAATCAATGATAAATATTACCTATTATTCAAAAATAGGGTTTGGAATTTTGGTCAGAAGTTCATTTACAGGCATACGGACCCATTGGATGAAACCCGGAAGGAAGAAACTTATGAAGAGGACCTTGCACCTTTTGATGGTGACCTCAGTGATCCCGAATATACTCCAACAGCCTTTTCAGTAAGGAGGCATCCAGCTGGAGAAAAGACCCATTTAGAAACCGTGATTGAAGGGCATAAATTCAGGTTTCAGGTTATGACGGGTGCAATGGAGAAGGCGGATTACCTCATCGGAAATACCGATAGAAATCGGAACACTATATTAACCTCTCGTAAATTGGAGGAAGAAATAAGTGGTAAATGGCTATTAGTTACCAGCTTTCATTCCTTCAGCTCGAAGTTGATGAGCAAGATACGGGGATGGGTTTCAACTAATGATGAGCCATTTGCACCATTCGTTCATTTTACAAACCCCCGAACCCAAACACCAATCACACTACCTTTATTTGCAGCACCGACTTTTTTCTTTCCGGAAGAGACGACCTAGATGTTATATGGGCAAGAATATGCTCTTCCGGTATGCCAATTGATTATAAGACTTTTTATGAACTACCATTTTCAAAGGTAGATAAACTTCTTGCCATTTCCAAAGAAGCCTTAGAAGAAAAAATTCAAATACAATTAGCAACCTCATTAGGAGGTATATTAGGCAATAAACCAACGTAACCATGATCTCCCTTGGTCAACAGAGTCAATTAGGTATTGGTATAGCAATCAAATTGCAAAACCAATTTTCTGGGGCTGCAAATCAGGTAATAGCCTCGATGAAGTCCATGAAGAATCAGGCTAATGCTACCCTGATGGCTGGACTAACCTCTTATCGTAATTATGCTGCGGGAATTGCTGCTGCTTCCGGGGTTGCTACGTATGCCATGTTTAATATGGCAAAGTCTGGAGCTGAATACCAACATCGGATAAATCAGATTGCTATCGTAGGTGGAAAAGAATTGGGTAGAACTAGAAAGCAATTATCCGATTTTGCCCTGGGATTAAGTAAGCAATTCACAAGAACTCCACAGGAGATAGCTGGAGCAATGTTTGAGAATGTTAAAGCGGGTGTAACGACTGGATTGGAGATGATAACTAAATATCAGATTGCAGTCGCTACAGCAACGGATGAGATGTTAGAAGGGGAACAGGGGGTGGCATTTGGTTTGAATTCCATAAGGAATGCCATGAATCTAAGTTTGGATCAGTTTCCAAGGGTAGCAAATGCGGTGACTGCTGCAGCTAATGCCTCCCAGGCATCAGTATTATCCCTAAATGAATCCATGCAATATTTTGCTAATACTGCCCACTTAGCAAATTTAAGTTTAGAGGAAACCCTGGCATTAGCTGCTAGGCTTTCTCAATCGGGGATCAGGGGCTCAACTGCTGGTACTGCTCTAACCAACATGCTTAATTATCTCACCAAAAATGTGGGACCTTTCCGGGGTAAGCAAGCTAATGCATCATGGGCTATGCTGGGGGTAGACCCCAATAAGATTGCGGAAATGGTAAATTCTGGGCACATCTTTGATGCGTTAAAAGTAATAGACCAGGCAGCAAAAGGTTTAAGCATAGTGCAGAAGGGCTCCATCATGAGGAATCTTTTCAATGTGAGGGGTGAAAAAGGGTTATTAAATTTATTTGGGGATGCAGACCCGAATAAAAGTCTTTTGGGAATGCAGAAAGCTATTATGGAAGGAGTGAACGGAGACATTGCCATGAAGCAGGCTAAATCAATGATGAATGATCTACAGGGGGAGATGGGTTTATTTACTAATCAACTTCATGCCTTTAAGATTGCCTTTGTTGAAGCAGTTGGACCCACTTTAAGAATTATAGTTGCTTTTGGTACAAAGATTCTTCAGTTCGGAACCATGCTCTTGAAAACCCCAATAGGCAAAGTATTTGCAGGGATAGCCATGGTGGGAATTCCATTGATAGGTTTATTATTTGCTTTTAGAGCTGCTACACTTGGGGCCATTATTGCTCTTAATGGTTTTTCTGCTGCTAATGCTGCTGGGGGATTTGGAACATTAATGCGGGGAGGTTTGGGGGCATTGGGTGGGACTTGGATGCGGGGGAAAGGTTTAACTTCCAATATGAACGGTAGAACTATCGTTAATGCGGGCCAAAAAGTTTCGTACCTGGGTAAGATTTATAAAGGGGGACAATTTTTACCCGCTGGATTCCAACCCGTGGGGTCCTTTGGTGCAACAGGCTGGGGTTCTAGGATTGGGAATTTCTTGGGCATGGGTTCTTTGATGAGTGGAGCAGGCTGGGGTGCTAAGTTAGCGGGATTTGCCGGGAAGGCCTTACCCATACTTGGGAAGATTGCTGGGTTTGCATTCAAATGGATTCCGGTAATAGGCTGGATATGGACAATAGTTGATTTACTGGATAGTATATTCGGTATATTTTCTAAGAAAGAGGATGATGACCCAGTAAAGCAACTCTACCATAGACAGTTAATGAATCAGAGTTTAGGTAAGTATTTTCCCCAAGATAGGCAGGCTCCTGTTCCCTATGATTCATGGTTGGCTGCTCATGGTGGTAAAGATAATGTACTTCAATCTCTAACCATTAATATTGATGGTAAGGAGGCGATGAAGGAGACCATTCAACATCAGATGGACAAACAATCTAGTGGGCAATTAAACTTTAATATTATTCACTAATGGCAGATATAATTCAAACACCCATTTATGGGTTTCAGAATAGAACCGTTGCTAATAATAATACTGGAGGTATAGGTACTAGGATAAAACCCAATCAACCATACATCCTGGATTTAGTTACCCTTGAAAGGTTATTCTTTCAAAACATTCCTACGGATTTAAAATATTCTCCGGAATCCAATTGGGTAGCAGTAGCAATGCCCGGTAGGAATAATGCCGTGTATCAGTTTACTGGGGGGGAAGACATTCTGGCATTTACGCTTTCTTGGTATTCAGATGAGACAGGAAAGACCGATGTGATCAGGAAGGTTAAATGGCTGGAGTCTCTAACCAGAAATGACGGTTATGATAATAAACCCCACCCGGTTCAATGCATTTGGGGAAATCTATTCCGAGATGCCAAATGGGTTTTAACATCTGCTGGGCCAATTAATTTTAGTAACTTTGATAGAGAAGTTGGGATGTGGCCTAAATTAGCAACTCAGGAAATCATTCTAAAGAGAATCACCGATCAAAATAGAAGCCGAGACCAAATACTTAATATCTATGGCTAATCAAATATTACTGCCCGATCTTAGGGACGATAATCCCTATTATAATGGGACTATATTCCAGTTCGATGACAGTAGTTTATCTCTGGACAGGAATCCTCTAGTTTATGAGAAATCAGATAAAGATAGATATTATACGACGGGGGATGGAGAATCACTAGATGGAATATCTTTCCAAGCCTACTTATCCTCAAAGCTATGGCATATGATTGCTGATGTGAATGATATTTTTTTCCCCCTGGATTTGCCCGCGGGTTCAACATTGCTTATTCCGGATTATAATAAAGCTCAAATTTTAAATCTGTAATGGACTACGGAGCACCATACATAAATGCCTTCTATAATGGTCAGCCTATAACTGACCCAATAGAATCGCTTAAATACGGTTCATCCGAGGATGACGACGAGGACATAGAAATAAATATCCGGACGGATAATGAAAATGCCGTGGATTTACCACAGTATCAGGAAGGGGCCATCTGGACTGTAATTTGGGGTTATATTGGGGGACCAAAATCTCCAGTACGGAAAGTCTATTGCTACGAGGTAAAACCAGAATATGATGACCAGAACATTCTTATTACCATTTGCTTTAATGAAAAGGGTTTAACTTCTAAACAACGAAGTGATAACCGGAAGATTTATTCCGATACCAATATGGTGGAGGTAGCCCATGAAGTTGGAAAAGCTCATGGATTAAAAACAAATTTGGAATTGGTGGCTGAAGGTGGTGGAGTAGTAAAGATTGCAACCACTGATGAATTGGTGGCTAATCTCAAAAAATTCTCTGCCCAACTTGCTCAGAAGCAAGCAGAGGATAAAAAATTATTTGGGTTAACCGATGCCGAGTTACAGGATGCTTATAATGCAGGAGTAGATATTGATCTGGGGGCAGAGTTAAGGAATCGACAATTAACTCGGGATTTGATTAGTTCATTTGGTCATTATGGTCAAGTGGTACAGGGGGGGAAATCAGACCGTCAACTATTGGATGAGTTGGGTCATAGACAACCTGGAGGCCAATTTATAGTCGATACCATTGATGATGAAATGACCATTAAAAGAAGGAACTTTGATCAGAAACCCATAAGAACCTATCATTGGAGTGGTGGGGAAGGGGAACTTCAGGCCTTTCAGCCTGAAACTAAGGGAAGGTCTAAGGATGGCACTGGGGTAAATATGCAATATGATGGTTGGGATTCCAATAATAAAACCTTTTTCTCCGGGGATGCTAATGCCCTTAATGATCCATCGAACAAAACCCTGGGAAAATACGAAAAGGAACTAAAGGACCTTCAAAACGTGGATGAGAAAAAGATTATATCTAATTACTCTCATATTATTGAAGGTAATTTGAAGCATGATGCCACAAACGTTGTCAAGGTATTTTCAGTACCGGTAACTGTATTGGATAAAAAGAAAGCCTTGGAGAACACAATCAATTTTTTTAAAAATCCCGATAGCTTCAATAAACCCGTAACTGACCCCACTCATAATAACCCATCAGATGCCCATACTACTGCTGCTAATTGGAGAGATGAAGCGAATCTTAAAAATAACCCTGGATACATTGAAGCTATAGGAGACCCAAATATAGTGAAGGGGAAGATCATAACGATTCTTGGTGTTGGAAAGAAACACTCCGGGAATTGGTATATTACCAAGGTGGAGCATTTGATAGGAGATGGAAAGTCCTATATGATGAGAATTGATATTGTAAGGCAGGGCTCCAATATTAAGGTTAATAATTCATATGCGGGAACTGATCAGACCAACAAAGTATTGAATAAACAGATAGGGCCTGATGTAACTAAGCAAAAAACTAAACAACCCCAAATAACCAAAAATCCCCGATGACTAAAAGAAATCCCTTTATAGCTATTCTAAAGGACATGGTATATCATGGGCTTGAGACATACGGAAGATATTACTCCTGCTATAGGGGTTTCGTATTTGATAATGTTGATCCTTTGAATAACCATAGAGTAAGGTTGGTTATTCCGGAGGTTGGTGGAAATACACCATACCAGTATTGGGCTCATCCAAAGGGTCAGTTTAGTGGAGAAGGATATGGAATGCAACTGATACCCCAAAAGGGGGATTTAGTTTGGGTGGAGTTTGAAAGGGGACATCCAGATTGCCCATTATATTCTCATGGCTACCGGGGAAATGGGGAATTACCAACTGATGATCCAGACCTAGCCAATGTTAATTGCTATTGGTTTAGAAGTCCATATGGCCATACTGTTAAAATAGACGACACTAAAAAATCCATTACTATCCAAACTAACGGGGCCAAGATACAGATAGATGAGAATGGGCTTATTGCTTTATCCAATGAAAATACTGACCTAAAATCGGTCTTAACAAACATCCTAAAAACATACATGAAAACTGAAACTATTATGGGTGGCCCTTTAGTTCCGGGGTCAATTCAGGATGCAGTTGATAATCTTCAGGAACTCAACAAACTTTTATCCTAATGCCCATTACAGATTTATATATATCGGCCAACTTATCTATCATGGAACTAAAGGAGATTCATGATATGTTACCCGATATAACTTCTGTATTGGAAGTTATGCCAGAGGATATCAAGCCTACATATAACTTGGCATTGCAGAACACAGTATCCAGGATAGTGGAAAGAATGAACCAAGTTGGTACATATCTATCATTAAGTGGGGCAGTTGAATCAGATGCCAAGAATTCTTTATTAACCCCGGTAATAGCTGGAATCCCCGTGAATCCTGGTGAGGCTACAAATGTTGCTGAGCAGACTGCTTTATTAGCAGATGCCCAGACTGCCAATACGAATCTTCAGACCATGCTGGATGAGATCAATGCAGTAATTTTATCATAATGGGATTTAATCAAAAACCGGTACAGGACTTTATAGGTAGGGGATTAACGTTCCCTATTAGATTGGTTAATGGGGCACCTCCTATTGATAGTGGATTTACTATCATAAGAGCTTCTATAGCCACCATCCTTTCTTTCCAATTTGGGGAAAGATTTATGTTGGGTGAATTTGGTTCAAGACTAAATGATCTTATTGAGGAACCCAATGATCAAATTTTGGAAAATGTTATCAACACTTTTATCGTTGATGCCATTACTAGATGGGAGAAAAGGATTACCCAAATCTCTGCCACTCTTATACGCCCTGATGCTTGGTCAATCGATTTGAATTTGGTGTATCAGGTGAAGAACGTTCAGAATAGTGATAATTTCGTTTATCCATTTTACCGACAATTAAATACATGAAACTAACACAGAGTTGGTTGGGATACCTTGACCGGAGCTATCAGCAAATCAAATCAAGTTGTATAGCCCGGTTAGTAAGTAATAATCCCGAAATAACCGATCATAATGAAAGTAATTTACTGATCATTATTCTGGACATGTTTGCCGGAATTGCTGAGATGCTAAACTATTACATCGACATGATGGGTAGGGAGGCATTTATGGGTGTTGCTAAGAGGTATAGTTCAATGGTGCGGTTATGCTACATGATAGATTACCCCATTCATGCAAATGTACCTTCAACAGTAACGGAACTTTTTTATCTGGTGGATAATTCTGGAAATCCATTCTATACTACCCAGATAGTCACCATTCCAAAAGGTACTATCATATCTGATCAGAATGGTACAAAATTTAATACCATTGTGGATGGACAGATCATTCCCGGCCAGGCTGGAGTTTATATTGATGCTTCCCAATACCAGGAAGTAGCCGGAGAGGAATTGGATACTACAACTGGAAATGCTTTGCAGCAGGTATTACTTCCGGCTGACTACGTCGATGGTTCTTTGATTCTTTTTATAGATGGGGAACCATGGGTATTATACCGATCATTGGGGTTAATGAAATCTACTACCAGGGGATTTATTGTTAGGGTACTGGAAGATGGAAATACCTATGCTATCTTTGGTGATGGCATTAATGGGGTAATTCCAACCCAGGGTTTGGATATAACTGGTAATTATAAGACCTGTGCCGGATCAAAAGGAAATTTACCACCAGGGTCAATCACCAATATCACCGGAACATTTCAATTACCCAATGGGGCATCTATTCTTGCTACAAACCAGGATTATTCCTCCAATGGAAAGGATGTACAGGGATTGGAGGATATAAGAAATGTGGCTCCCCGGTCTGTAAGAACCCTTGAAAGGGCAGTGACCTATCAGGATTACAAGGATGTTGCTATTCTTTGTCCCGGGGTGGGAGATGCCGAAGTATCTTATTGCTGTGGCAAGTTTGTGAATGTTTATGTTGTCCCATCCTCCCAGGGAGTTGCGACAGCTGCTCTTCTATCTATTGTGTCTGATTGGTTTAAGACCCGGAAAATGATAACTACCAAGGTAACCACTATTGCTGCGGGCATATCCAAGATGTTTCTCACTGCCACGATATTTGGCAAACAATTCTATACTTCAGATCAAATTCTTGTAGAGGTAATAAACTTATTAGCCGATAATTACGGATTTGCTGCGTCCAGCATAAATGAAAAACCATCTGTATCGGATATCATATCCTTGATTGAGGGGGCCAAATCAGTGGATCACGTGGATATAGGTTCTTTAAGGGTTCTACCTTATGTTAAACCTATAGAAACTAATACCCTGAAATTGGACATTGACTTTTCGAGACTTCCACAAGTAAACCAAAAGTATACCTATACCATAATCTACAAAGCTATATCTGCTCAGTTCAAGATATTTAGGGGAGCTACTCCAGGGGGTCAAGTAGGTTTAGAAACACCCTTTGATGATGGCATAGTTGGATTTACAATACATTCAGCAAATTACCAGGATAATATGAAGTGGCAATTTGTTACAGTGCCATCATATCCTGAAATTTTTCCGGTAACCACATTGGACATAAGTGATTTTACTATTCCCATATTTGACATAGGCCCATTAGTAAATTCCAATATTCCCAGAACAATCTATAGTAACTTAACAGTAATAACTGCTACTGGAACCTCTTCAAATTGTTTGCCCCCATGCCCATAGTATTTTTTAAGGATTGGTTTTTTAATCAATTACCCCAGAGGTTCAAGGATGAAGATACCTATAAGGATCAAAATGATGAGGGTATACTTCAGAGGTATCTTAGAGTGTATGGGGATGAATTGGATGAGAATATAAAACCATACATCGATAATTTTCTGGACCTGGTTGATGCAATGAAGTGTCAGGCAACATTATTACCACACTTGGCATTCATATTTGGGTCTCCAGTGAATTTGGATGATACGGAGGAAACCTACAGAAGAACCATAGCCTATGCCATGCAGATTTATAAGATCAAAGGTACATTACCATCTTATGAAATGCTTTTGAATTTTATTGGGGTAGAGGTTTCAATTATTGAGGATATACCCGAGGGTAAGGTTTTATATGATTCCGGTTATATCTACGATAGGGATACCATCCCCGTGTTATATGATACTGGATGTGCTCCATGTTCTGGATATTCTTTAGCTATTAATAATGCAAATACTCCCTTGAATGCTGTACTTGATCCAGCTATCATGGCCATAATTCAAAGGATCATTTGCTTTCTCCAACCCATTAATGCTAAATTTGATGGGTTTATCAAAAGAATAAATATAACCGACACCCTTGCAATAACTATTACCGAGGATACAAGCTTGGATTCTTTGGAATTCATACCAGGTTCTTTCGACGATTCTTTCGACACACCCAACTCATTCAAATAATATGGCAACTCAAAATAAGAAAACCCTTGCTGCTGCAGTTATAGCCAGTATCTATGATAATACTACCCATGATATTACGGGGATTGCAGTACAGCATGGGATCACCAGCTTATTGGGTTCTATGAGTGTAAACATAACAGTGGCCCAACTTCAGGCAGAGGATGATTCAGTGGAACATTCATTAGCGAATATTATTGATGCTGGAAAGAGAGGCATCTTTTATTATGATGCTGCCGATAATGCTTCCTTGGATGACGGGGGAGGGGGATGCATAGTAACATCTACCGGGAAAAGATTTAAAAGAATCATTGATAAATCGATTGATGCCCGGTGGTATGGGCAACCTACTTTTTACTTCAATACCATTGCAGATGCTACCACAGCTATAAAGGCATTTACAAGATTTGAGGGACTGGAGGTAACTATTCTATTAAATGGAACTCCAACTACCTATTGGTTTTCCGGGGGAACTGCTGACGGGAATCTAATTACTAAATCAGTAGAGGTACAGGTCTACGACTTTTATCCTGGATCGGGGGCTCCAGCTCCCAATGATGGAGATGATACCCTAACTTACCCAGGACTACAGGGAGCCCAGAAGATTCTGGGTTTTTGGGTTACAGGAAAGAAAATCCCAGTGGTAAAGAATCCGGCAGTGCTTACTACCGATAATCTCTGGGCTCAATGGGATCAATTAAATTACCAAATCAAATTATTTAACGGAACCTTCGTTCAAGACCCAGACAGCGACTATTCCTTGATGTTTAAATAAACAGTATGAAAAAGGCACTATTAGCTATTTTTACCCTATTCTCATTTATTGCTTCGTATGGTCAGCTTAATAAAGTTACCCTTACGGATAAAAGGACCGAGGGCATTATAAAGAATACTCTGAGGATTGATTCCGCATTGATCCCACCAAGAGTTGATACTAATGTAACCCGAGACTTTGGTACATTAGTAATTAATCTTTCTGATAGCCAACTTTATAGGTCAACTGGATTACCGGATGGTCAGCAGAGATGGGTGTTAGTAGGTGGTGCTGAGGGGGGTTCTCCGGGCGCAACATGGGGTGTAAATATCACCGGTACTATAACCAATCAATTGGATTTGATGACCCTTGTGAATTCTAAGCAGCCATTATTGCCTGCTGGTTTATCTAACCAATATTGGGATGCTACTGGAACTCTTCAACCTTTTCCATCGATACCCGCCCAAATAAACCTAACTAGCCCCAATGGGACCATTATTTTTAATGGAACCTATCCCAATATAACTGCCATCAGTGGAATCACTAATAATAATCAATTAACTAATGGATCAGGATTCATTACCGGAAACCAAGCAATAACTTTGTCAGGGGATGCTACTGGTTCTGGTACTACTGCTATATCCGTAGTTTTAGCAAACACAGTAACTGCTGGATCATGTACCCTTTGCTCATTAACCTACGACTCTAAAGGAAGAATAACAATAGCCTCATCGGGTGCTGGTTCATCTCCCGTAACCTCTGTATTTGGCCGTACTGGGGCAGTGGTAGCAGTAAGTGGGGATTATACTGCTGCCCAAATAACCAATGCAGTAAGCACCCTTGGAACATACAATGACCCCGTATGGTTGAATCAATTAGCATGGGCAAAAATCCTATCCCATCCTACAACTATTGCAGGGTATGGGATAACTGATAATCTGGTTAATACCTTCAATACAAGGACCGGGGCAGTAACATTAACATCCGGGGATGTGACTGGAGCATTAACATATACTCCAGTAACTAATGCAAGAACTCTAACCATTAATGGAACTACCTTTGATCTTACCGCAAATAGAACCTGGACAATATCCACTGTGGGTGATACCACAGCTTTGATGAGGAAAGCAAATAATCTGGCAGATGTAGTTTCTATTTCTGCATCGAGGTTAAATTTAGGACTGGGTACTGCAGCTACAAAGGATTCTACTTACTTTCTTCAAAAGGCCTTGAATTTGAGTGATCTGGGTTCTGCTTCATCTGCCAGAACTAATTTGGGGTTGGGTACTGCAGCTACACAGAATTCCACCGTATTTGCCCAGGTAGCAAATAATCTTTCCGACCTACTCTCCACCTCTACTGCCCGGAATAACCTCGGATTCGGGGGAAAGACTGCCGGCAATATTGCTTATTGGGGATCATCTAATGGACTACACTATACCCCATTAATATACGATTCTGCCCATAGTCAAATATCCATGGCCGGTTTGGGAATTTGGTTTCCTATAGGGGGAACATTTGATATTCAATCAAATGTAAATGGTTCAAAATTATCTGGCATAAGTTACTCAGGTACTGCAAGTGGCTCTCAATCATTTGTTCCATTCCAGGCATCTGTTTTAGCATCTCAGGGATTGCTTAATTACCAATCAAATTCTTCTGCTGCGCAATCTGGGTATATTTTTGAAAGCTATAACAACGATGCCTTTGTAAAATTCAGGTCACTTGCTTCTAACTTGGGAGCGGGGTATGCTATCGGGGAAAGATTCGTTTCTGGCCAAAATAGATTAGCAATTGGGTGGGCTCAGGGAACTGGATATGGTTCCGGTTTAGTAAATCTTCTTCAAGGGGATTCTCTAGGTAATATCTATCTTCCCACTGCACCCCAAACCGGAACTACTTCGGATTTAGTAATGATGTTATCGGGTGGCCAAATTAAAACTTTACCCGTTGCTTCATTACCCGGAGGGTCAGGGGGGTCAGGAACATTAACCAGGATAGGTTTATTGGATTCTTTGACCCGGGTATCTAATGGACTTCAGGTATTAGGAAATTCTATTTATGCCCAAACTGCCAATGGATCATTTCCGGGTTTACTAAGTTCAGCCTATTGGAAAGTTATAGATTCCATTTCTAATAGAACCCTTCAGGCTAAGATTTCTGTACAATGGTCTGGTGCTGGATTAAGAACCTATTATACCTCAGATGCAGGAGATATATTTTATGGCAAAAATGTCCATACAGCTAATGGATTATCAGTAATTACGCAAAACGATAGCTCTTTGCTTTATTCCCCCGATCTGAACTATTTGGTAGATAAAACAACTGCTCAGACTTTAACTAATAAAACCCTAACTTCCCCCATATTAACATCTCCCAGACTAAACACTACTTCTACTACTAATTATGTATGGACTGCCACTGATGCCTTGGGAAATGGATCATGGCAGGCATCTACTGGATCAGTAACTATTACACAAACTCCCACGAAAGCAACGATTTCTGGGCAGGACCTAGTGGGAGCAGATGGGACGAATGCAGGATTATTACTTCCAGCGGATTATATCAAACTACATAAACCCTTTTATACTGATAATCCTACCTACACAAATGCAGATGACACAGTCTTCTATTCTAATGGAGACACCCTATTTGCTAAGCTCCTTAATTTCGGAAATGGATTCATCCGCCAGAATACCCAGACACGGAATGGATATTTATTGGACTCTTCATATACAAGGTCTTATCTTTCCCGGAATACTTCCGGGGATATAACCATGAATACTTCCGGGGTATTTGTAATTGGAGCAGCTAAGGTAACTAATTCAATGCTTGCAGGCTCCATTGCTTATTCAAAATTGTCCCTGACTGGGTCAATAGTGAACGGAGACCTTGCCGGGGGGATAGATCTTCCATCTAAGGTATCGGGGATTTTACCGGGAGCTAATGGGGGAACTTCGAATGGATTCTTTGCAATCACGGGACCTGCATCCTCTTTGAAAACCTTTACATTCCCTAATGCTTCAGCAACAGTACTCACCACTAATGCCTTAGTAACAGTACCCCAGGGGGGAACTGGAGTGGGTACAATTACGGGAATAGTAAAGGGAAATGGTACGTCTGCATTTTCAGCAGCAGTTGCAGGTACAGATTACACTTCAGGAACTGCTGCTCTTGCCACGGGAATATTAAAAAATACCACTGGGACAGGAGCCCATACAATTGCAGTAGCAGCAGACTTTCCTACCCTGAACCAGAACACTTCAGGAACTGCTGCCAATTTGTCCGGTACCCCAGCATTGCCCAATGGAACTACAGCAACTACCCAGACTGCCGGGGATAATACCAATAAATTAGCTACTGATAATTTTGTGAGTACCGCTATAACTAATGCCCTGGGATCATACACCCCAGCAAATATTGCCAATACCGATTTAGTCCAGACTGCCAATAGGAATTACTCGGGAAATAACAAATCAATAAGTCTTGGCACACCGGCATCCCCGTTTAGTGGGGTAAGTTTATATTCTACATCTGGGTTTGCATTTCAGGGTAGACTAAGTTATTCCAATAATGCATCCGCAACTGATGCTAATTTTACTATTGGTTTGGATGCCACAGAGTATACCCTTCCGGCAATTACGGCAAATAGAACAATAACTATCGCTTCTGGTTCTGGGGTGGATGAGATATACATTTGGAATAAAAATTCATCCGCATTCAATTGGACATTTTCTACCACGGTAAAGGATGCTGCTGGAAATACCATAACTAAGGTGGAGAATCAGACTATGTATGATCTAGTATATGACGTACCAAGTTCAGCCTGGATAGTTAAAAGTGCCATAGGTGCAGGTAATACTACTGCAGGCTCATCCGGATTATACACACCCACTTATGCTGCTGTTCTAAATATGAATTTTGGTAGTGCATCCATATCTCATTGGACAAGGCAGGGAAATGAGGTTACTGTGTATGGTACGGGTAATATCCAGACGGGGATTGCAGGTAGTCCATCAACCTTTTCATTAACGTTGCCGGTACCTTCTAATATTACTGCCTCCAGTGATTTGGCGGGTACGTTTCAGCAAGTGAATAATTCTGGGAGTGGAGTTTTTGGAACAGTAACAGGAGACGTAACAAACGATGTTGCCTCTTTCCAGTGCATGTCTTTAAGTCCCACAGTAGGGAATGTATTCACCTTTTCATTTCGATATACAGTAAAATAATCAATATGAAATTAAAGTTAGTAGTATTAGGGTTATTATTATCTACCCTATCTTTTGCCCAATCAGATTCAAATCGGGTATTTAATTTTAAGCTTACCCAGATGCCAGTGATTCAACCTAATGGGGGATTCACTCAATTTACAAATACATCTGGGACTCCAGCAACTGCCCAACCAGTGGGATTTAATACAGCCGGAATAACTTCCAGTGTAGTATTCACATCTTCGGGATCAGAGATGGAATTATCTAAGGATGGGTCTACTGGGTGGGGGTCATCAATTACTTACACTACTTCTGGGGGCTATGCTGGAACTCCAGCATTCTTTGTTAGAACAAGTGGGTCTGCAGCTCCCAATACCTATAATGGAAACATCATAGGGACTGGAACCTCAGCAGCAGGTAATACTATTACTTGCCAGATTCCCTATACTGCTTTAGTAAATTCAGGCCCATTAATTACTAGGTCACCAACAACATTATCTGGATTTACGTCAGTGGCTGGATCATTAGGGGGTTCCCAATCATCTACCATAGTGGGTACTAATTTGACAGGTAATCTAACCGCTGGGCCATTAGCGGGTTATAAGGTATCAAAAGATAATATCTCTTTTGCTACTACTCAAACTTTAACTGCTTCTTCTGGATCAGTGAATCAGTTGATATACCTTGCTTTATCTGATGCTAATACTGCTGGAACATATAATGGTAATTTTCCTATATCCGGTGGGGGAGCCTCAACAGTAAATATAGCAGTAACAGGAACCACTACTTCGGGAGCAACTACCCCAGACTCAGCCAGGTTTAGATTTGGTTTAACTACTGGAACTGGATTTAGTATGGCAGGATGGCAGGATGTAATAGGTGATCCTAGTACTGGAGTTAGGTCAGGTACAATATCGGGAACAACTATTACTTACACGACAGTATCTACAAATACTGCCAATTGGACTACATTCGGTGGGGGTAGTGCTGGAGCAAGCAATGGGGTAACAAATGCTACCATTCCATATTCTGGAAGTACAAACGCCATGAAAGAGGGATTTGTAAATGCTGGAGTATCTCAAACAACTAATGCCCAATTCATAAGCGGGGGTTGGAAGACGGATGGCACTACCTATGATATAGAATTATCGGGTAGTACCCAATACGCCATAAGCGGGGTGGGATCATATAATGTAAGGGGTTTAGGTGGAGTACTGTCATTCTCATCAGTGGATAACCAAATTACAGCAACGAATAATACCGCTGATAAAGTAACATGGACCAGCGTTCAACCGGATGCCTCCGGAAATTTCACCTTCTACTTTGGAATTATAACGGGGCAGCAAGCTGCATTGCTTAATTACATAATAATCAGGAAACACTAAAATTTAAAAGCATGAAAAATCTATTAGTATTAATTGGGGTATTACTTACACTTAATTGCTTTAGCCAGGATCATACTATTAATCCAGGTAATTGGAAATTCAAATCCAATCTTCTATACCACCAAACCGATGAGGGACTGGACGGGGAAGGATTAATAAAGGAAACAGGAGTAAGGTATGAAATTACCTGTGACACTGCTAAAACAACTATTTATTTTGCCCATTATGACCCGGAGGATAAAAAGTGGGATACAGTAAGGGTAAGGTATGGAAGAATAGAAACCAACATGGAAAAGCAAGACGGTATGGAAAAGGGGGTATATTACTATAGAACCTGGGGTGGTACGGTAGAGTATCATCCAATGGAAATGGTATTAAGAGTTTATCCGGGAAGGTACCGTTATGAATACAACAACAAACACTGATTATGAAGAAGCTTTTATTTTTGACGTTGCTAATCCCATTACTGGGGATAGCCCAAACTCCCAGTGAGACCCACAATTTTAGGAGATTTGATACTACCCTAAGTCTACCAAATATATCCAATCCCTTTGGAGCCCCATATCAATGGATATTAGAAATAGAGATACCCGTTGACTATTTCACAGTTAATAGCCCGGATACAGCATCCAGGATCATGATGATAACGATGCCTGGACAGGGTCAGCAGGGGTCAAATAATTATGCCAATCTTTCTGTCTATGGGTTCGGATTTTGGAGAAGGAATGGTTGGGATGGGGGTATAACAATTAGTAACGGGAAACATTACCCTATTCTGGTTACTATAGCTTTTGTAAATAACAATCTTCCGCAGGCTGATCAATATAATCGAGTATTGGATTCCCTGATAAAATGGTACCATCCTAGAACGGGTAAGGTAGCAGTAACGGGGTTCTCCCAGGGGTCATTTACGAATGGGGCCCTTATTAAATTTGAACAGACTGCAGGGGCTGAAACCGGAATGAAGAAGGTTTCCTGTGCAGCATTATTCGAAGGTGAACCCGATGCTCTACCCTCTCCCTATAATACTTGGGACCGTCAGCAAGTTGCCTATAAAGTTTGGGCAGCAAAATATGGGGGGCATTATTTTTATTTGGAAGGTTCTGGATCAGATAATTTCCGGGATGGGTGGAAATGGTCAGGGCCAATGAATGATACTGTACCGGGATGTGCATACTTCTCATATGAAACTTTGGGGGGTGGAGCTCACTGTTGCTGGAACAGTATGTGGGACCCATCTGCCACTAATTGGAACTCAGTAACACCCCCGGCTTTAGGCCCAAATAACGGACCGTCTCAAGCAGGTACTAATACTATGGGCAATTATAAGATAGGAGATAATGTCTATACTTGGATGTTCCGGAACAGTGGGGATACCACTTTGGTGGGATCAACAGGTCCCAGTGGGGTATTATCAGTACAAGGTTTACCCGATTCATCCTTTACTCTTCCCGTTTCATCCTTCAATGCTAGAAGCATTCCTAACCCCATTTCAGGCACATCTATTACTGCCTATGCATGGAGTCAAATTTCAGGACCCATATCCACTACTATAAATTCCCCGACTGCCCAGAATACTTTCATATCCGGGTTAACCTCAGCAGGAACTTATAAGTACAGAATCCAGGTAACTGATAACATTTCTAATACTGCTGCAGACACTATCACCATGACAGTATTATCCAATATGTGCCGGAACTTCTATTGGGATACCACTCAGACCAACGTAGTATTAACCGGAGCATCATTCTCTGCCAGCCCAGCGATACATCGTTGTGATACAATCAATGTTTTATATAGAGCGACAAACGGGGGTTATAGAAGTGTAGATATCCATGACCTCGGATTGCAAAATGATCCAATACCGGGTGAGATATTTATCAGGGGTGTAGGATGGGGTGGACATCAAGGAGCAGCAATAGCCCCCAGTACAGTTAACGTATTCGGGAATCTATGGGACAATAATAATTGGGTCCATGTGGATAGTTTTTCAATGATAAGTCATCCAGACCCTTTTATATTTAGGCACACTACTAATGGGTATTCACATCATATTAAATTTACCCACATTAATTTAAAATCCAATGGAGGGTTTTTTCCATCAAGTACCATAACACATAGTCTTCCCAATTGGGGGGGACCATTCGGTTACAATGGTGGAGTGGACACTGTGAATTGCATGTACGATTGGAGCATTGATCATCTTAGAACGGATTCCATTTATGGGTCAGGGAGTGGATTAACTGCTATGTGGTTTGGAGGCCCAAATAAAAATAGCGTATGGTTAAAGGTATCTGTAACCAACAGTTCATTTGACCATTATTCCAGCAGTAGTAATCCTTCCAGTTATATATTTTTCCAAAACGTCTTCCCTATAATTATTGCTAATGATAGCTTTAGTAACCTGGGTAATAATACCGGGACTTATGTGGGGCATGCTGCCATGATATTTGGTAGAGGTTCTATGTATGATGTTCACAATATTCATTATGGCCCTCACTGCTTTGCCAATGGTGGTAGAGATTTTGGAGCTTGGGATATTCCGGGGATGGAGAGTTTCTTTACTAACATAGACCCCACATATGATGGAATATCAAGGGCCTATAATATACTGATGGAACACCAGATAAAATATGGAGTTTGGGAAACCAGAAACACATCCACTGATACCTCGGCAAACCCATTTATGAGGTCAAGGAATTTCCGGTATATATCCCACATTACTGCTTATTCAATGGCAGTGGGGGTTGGCTATCAGCCTTATAATTCTGCCTGCTTAGATGCATATACGGGGCCAGGTGATACCGTTTATCTACATAATTCAGTATATGCGGTGGTGAATGATACAACTTGGGGATTATCATTTACTCAGCCATTAACCATCGCATCGGGTACTCCAGGATTCGTTGATACAGCCGGGAATTATAAAGCTCAAACATTTGCATTATCTGGTTTAGCTGATACGGTTAGATACTTGCCAGTAAGGGGGGGTCCTCTTTATAGGACAGGAAGAGCAGCAAAACCATTTCCTACATTCGATATTGAAAATAAACCCAGAGTATCTAGTTCGGGTTCCCCAGTGGATAAGGGGGCCAATGGATTAAATACCTGTGATTGTCTTATATTTACATTACCAACTAAAATAACTCCTTAACATGAAACACTTATTAGCATTCGTACTGATCTTATCGACCTGTTTTTGCAAGGCTCAAAATTCTATTTTTTGCACTCAGGTAAATTGCCCCATCACTATCTCCCAACCACAGGATAGCGTTCAGCTTTTAAGCCAAACTACCTTAATTGCCACAGGAGATGCAATAGCATCTACTTCTTGGAAATTAGTATCGGCTCCATCAACCACTACCGTTACCATCGTAAATCCCACATCCCCCACTCCCATCGTTAGGGGATTAAGTGCTCCTGGTAATTACGTATTTGCCATTACAGTCACCACTAAAAAGGGCCAGGTATCTTATATTGATACCGATAGTGTAAGAGTTAATCCGGCTCCCATAAGAAACACCATCATAGGTGGAACAATCAAATTGGTAAATGGCCAATTGATATTTTTCCCGGCTTATTCTGACGGAAAACCATAGACTATTACTGATAAATTTTTAACATGAAAAAGATTTTATTAGTAATGGTATTGGGGTTTATATCAACCTTGGCTTTCTCTCAATCAAAATCCAAGGCTAAGATTGATCGGTCCCATATCAAGGTGGACACTATCAGGATAGACAATGTAAAACTAAATCCGGATGCCAAGATACAGATAGACACCACTAATGGATTTGCCAGGGTGACAGTACCACCAAATACAGTTACGTTTGTGATGACACCCGAACAAGTCCAACTCCTGGAATATGTTATTTCGGAATCCGGTGCGGGGTTTAAATCTACCAATCAATGCATTGCTATAATGAAGAGCCAGCAGTATGTGAATCCCCCATTCCCGGTTCCTAAATCTGACACTTCTAGTAAGAAATAAAATGATGGGGGATAATTCCCCCTTTTTATCATGAAAGACATACTAGCAATTCGATTTAAAGGATCAGTATACCTCCATAAGAAAGGAAGGAATACTGATCTTTTTTTAGGCAAATTTCATAATGACATTCAACCAAATGCCAAGGAGATTACTGCAAAGAACCTCATAGGCCATCCAAGTGCAGTAATAGACACTATTGCGTTATACAATGGAATAAACCTATTAGCCTCCATACCCATAACCACAAAGTCTATAGTGGGAGCCCAGGAAATGGCATTTGAAACAACCTTCTCTCCTACTGATTTTAATGGAGACTTCACGGAGGGGAGGTTGATAGCTTCGGGCATAGGAGCATTTTCTATTGTATCCAACCTGGTGGGAAATAAATCTGATTCAGAATCCCTTGTAGTAACCTGGAATATAATCATATCATAATATGGCACAGAGACGTTTAAGAGACTATAAGGACCCATTGGGTTCTTATGAGCATAATCTTATTAACCTGGGAGTACATTCCCCGGGAAGATTTTGTGGCTTCGATACCCTAAAGGTAGATGGCCAACTTCAATTTAGCCTTCAGCATTCAGGGGCTGGAATAAATACCTTTGATAATGTTGGAGACCCATATGGTCCTTTGGGTATTGCCATGAGTACCCAGGGGTTGATGGTTGTGGAAGATACTCCAATTACTGGGCTGATCATGGAGACTAATGCCGGAAACCTAAATGACCGTATTGATTATGTGGTAATGTCACATCAATACCTAGAGATTGATAATCCCGGGGCAACTGCTACCTATTCAGTAATTAAGGGACCATTAAATCAAACTATCGAACCCGTTCTTGCTAACTTCCAGGTATTGATAGGCAAGTTATATATCCCGGCTGGATCAGCTTCCATAGGGGATTGTACATATGTGAAGGCAAAATGCCCGGACTCTGGGGATTCCCCGGATGCTAAACTCCTGGAGCCCAATGACTTCCAGGCGATCAACCAGGATAGGGAATCTCCCACAGTATTTGGAGCTCCAGCTGGAGGGGCAGCTAATGATTTAACCTGGTGGGATGTTGATACTCTGGGCAACTCATTTGTGATTGCTCCCGGAGCAACCATGAATATGGATGCATTAAGAGTTAAAGGAGGAAGCAATAAACCCGGGACAGTCATTACTTTAATTCTAAATCCATTCATCCGATTACGGGACAGTGCTCCATTAACTGTTCCTCTCAGAGCACAGGGATATGCTTCATTAAGATTCAGCTCCAGGTATTACACAGACGGAACTGATAGTTTAAGAGGCATACCATTGGGAGTTATGAAAGCTCCGTCCAATGGGAACAGTTTATGGTTTGTGAAATTGATTAGAAGGTCTGATGCATGGTATGTTACATCTGTGGATGGCATAAATTTTAATGTCGGGGGCTTTTCCAAATATATGACCATAAGGGTAACTATCCCGACAGTAGAGATAGTGAATCATTTTGATGCCCAGGGATTGGGGATTGCAGACTACATTGGATGGGGTATAGAGAATGGTAATACCTACCAGACTCCATTTGGGGCAGTAACGGTGCAAGATAAAAGAGGCTTATTGGAGGTAGGAGCAACTAATGTTCCCGCTGCTGGTGCCCCGGTATACGATATAACGAGGAACCCATTAGCTGCCACGGGGTGGAACTTTAATAACCTTTCAATAGGGGGTTTATCCGGAATTATCCAAACTATAAATCAATTAGCGAAACACCATCACAAGATGAATGGTAATGGCAACTCAGGAACAGGGGGCCAGGGTGGAATACTGGTTGGATCATATACGAATCATGAGGCCATAAATGAGCAGAATACTGCCGGGGATGGAACCTATTTTACCATGGAGGATGCGGGTAATAGCGAAGCAATGAATACACTATCCCCTTATATTGCCACATTCTCCATTGTCCGCCTTTATTAGGATTTGTTGAAATGACTTCTTGCCATGCGTTGAGCATCCTCAATTTCCTGGTTAAGCAATTTAATATAGCGGAGATTTCTATCATTCAATTCCAGCCCATAATATTCAAGTATTAAGTCGGCTGGAATTTTGTGTAAGGAGTTCTTCTTATCTTTTATTCGGCTGATTATATAGGGGGGTGGATTCAATTTAAGGTCCAATAATTCGTAGGCATTATCGGAAAGATTTTTTTTCATAAAGGTCATCAGGATTTCATAGTAATATGTTTTTGCTTCCCTGGGATCATCTATTAATTCATCTGTATGTTCATTACCCGTAAACTCTACAACCTGCTGGGAATATTTATTTGTGTATGCTTTCCGCAATATACGACATTTAAAAAACTGCATTGCTTTTATCATATACCCCAGCAGCTCATCCGGGGTATGCTTATGAACATATTTGTTATAAGCGAATATAAACTTCACATCAAACCAGGATAACACCTCATCATTATCCACACCAAATCTTCGGTGGTCAATTCCCGATGCTAATTTAATTCTTAGTCCTTTTGTCTTGTTGTAAATTTCTTGAAACAGGGCTGGGTTGTAATTCTCAACCATTGGTTTGAGGCGGGACTCTTCCATAACTTTTAGTAGGTTTTGTATTTTAGCTGTAAATAACTGAATTGATAAAAGATTGATAAAATTATACTATTTTTTGAAATAGAAAAATAATTTTTCAAACTTGTTTGTTGGCTACTTTTAATTAATTGAATCTGAAGAAACTATAGGTAACAATGGGCAAACACAAATTTGAATTCGGAACCGACTTTCAGGAGCTTATTCTCAAATATACAGTAACCGATAGAAAAGGATACAAAGCATTAGAGCTATATGATGATTCTTATTTTGCCTTGATCCATGATAGTGTTATAGCATTTGCCCTCAAGAAATATTATAAGAAAAGAAAACGGATACCAGAACAGGCAATGTTGCGTGAGCAGGTTAGAACACTATATACTTCTGGTCAACGTGAATTATTTTCTGCTTTGCAGGATAAGGATAGAAAGGTTATTGATAAAAAGATAAATTCCATATATAATGGAGAGGTGGCTGATCCGGATGCAGTGATGCATAAGATCATAAATTTTGCTAAGTATGCGAGGTTTAAAGATGAATTAGAAAAGATCGATATTAATAAATTCGATTCCTATGAGCAGGCCATTACTAAACTAAGAGCTGCTAATAATGTCGGAAATACCTTGGAAGAAGACTTTGGTACTGATTTGGTTGCTGGAATAGGGGATAGAGTTCATAAGAGAGACCAGGCAAATGACATACATCCAACACCCATAAAGCAATTTAATGCTCTATTAAACTCCGGGGGATTGGAGGTAGGTTCATTAGTATTGATTGCATCCCAGGCAAAGAGAGGAAAAACTGCTATGGGTATAAATATAGCAAAGGGTTTAATGAAACTGGGTAGGAAGGTTTTATACATAGATTATGAGAATGGAGAGAAAGCACTAACCACAAGGGCTGAGCAAAGTGTAATAAGTGCAAGCCATGAGCAGATTGTATCCGGGGATATGGATGAAAAACTCATGAAACAACTACGGAAATACCGAAGACTTGGGGGGGAGATCAAGATCAAAAGGATGGTGGCTTATGTGAATCATTGCGGGGATATACAGACATTTATAGATCGGTGTTGGGAAGAGTTGGGGGTAAGATTTACTGATGTTATTATAGACTATGCTGATCTTATGGCCGCACTATCCGGGAAGACCGATGAGTTTGGTAGAATCAGTGATGCCTACGTAGATATAAAAAATCTATTGGAAAAGAATAAATTCAAATCGGGGTGGACATTTTCCCATGTGAAGAAGGAAGCGAAGGTTAGGAGAGGTACAAAGTATATACAGGAGGACCTTGCAAAATGTATTGATAAGATGAGGCATGCTGACGCTGCATTGGGACTACAGGAAAATGATGATGAGAAGGAACAGGGGGTAATGAGGTTAGAGATTATGGATCAGAGACAAGGTAAACCTGATGGATCAATGTATTTCTGGGTTGATTTAAATACTCAGAAAGCCAAAGAATTTTCGAAAAGCCAGATAAAGGAAATCAGGGCTCAATTAGCATCTGATAAAAAACTAAAAAGAGAAAAGGTAAGTGACCTATGAACTCAAAATACACGAAGGCAGTAAGGGGAAAACTCTATAAATATTTCAAACAACGATTGGGGATCAAGAGCTCCACGAAGGGATGGTATAGAAGTGACTGTCCATACTGTGGAGGAACATATACATTTGGGATAAATTTTGGTAAATATAGAAGCCATTGTTTCAAATGTGGAGAAACAACCAATCCAGTCCAGACCCTGATGTTTATGCAGGACCTAAAGGAATACAATGAAGCCTGGAAATTCCTATCCCTTGAGCAAGAATTTGAAGAATACGAGGACGATAAGGCTGCTCCCAGATTAGAAAGAAAGGAGGTTATACTTCCGGAATCCTTTAGGCTTATATCTATTGCACACGGACTCCTGGGAAAAGCTGCCCAAAGATACATAGTAAAGAAAAGAAAGTTTAACCTATTAGACCTCTCCATGCGGGGGGTCGGTTACTGTTTGGAGGGGGAATACTCGGGATACATCGTATTTCCCTTTTATGAGCAAACTAAACTAACCTTCTTTCAGGGAAGAAAATTTATGGGGGGAGGTCCTAAGATGAAGAATCCCGAGAATGAAAGATTTGGTATAGGAAAGACCGAGATAATATATAACTCGGATGCTATGTATATATACAGTAAAATAAACCTAGTAGAATCCATTACTAATGCCCTAACATTGGGAGATAACACTATAGCAATCCTGGGTAAAATGATCTCCCCATACCAACTAGACTTGATCCTTAATAGCCCATGTACTCATGTGACTATCATCTTGGATTCGGATGCATTACTAGAGGCATATAAATTAGCAATGAAGTTAGTTCAGTATAAAAAGGTAAAAGTAGTGAGGATGCCAAAGGATCAGGATGTGAATGATATAGGTAGAAAGGCTACTAGAAAATTAATAAAAGAAACGGATTGGGGTACACATGCATATTTCTTTAAACAAAAATTAAATGCCTAAACGAACACCTTCCCTGCATATTAGTGAAAATGACCTAGCTGAGATTCTGGCAGATACTTTCACAGAGGATAGCCCTTTTGAGTTTGAGGCTAAAGATATGGATAAATTAGCCAGGACAATTCTTTTGAAGGCTAAAACTAAATCCGTGGCTGGAAGGTCCATTGTTGCTACTAATCAGGTAATGCATAAAAAGGCAGAGAAGATAAGGACATCGGGAAGATCAGAAGCAGGAGTATTTGCCCAGCTTCTTTTATTAACCCGAAGAAAGGCGCATCATAGGGGAATAAAATTAATAGAACCTTTCTCAAAGGAGTGGCCGCAATTAAAGGAAGTATGCAAATTAGCCACTGAGTTTTGTAATGAATTTGGCATATCCATTAAGGAAGGATACAAAGCATACCTGGAAATTGCAGTGAAGATGATGAAGAACTTTACCCTGAATAAATTCCAATCCTTGCATCAAGCAATATGTACCCATTACGAATCCACAGAGGAAATTAAATCAGATAGAAACCCCGAGAAAACTAAGGAGCTCTACATATTCTACATCAAGATGATTAATGAAAAAGTTGGATGGGATTATAACGATTATGAAAGTAATCCCGAGAAGTATGTATGTTTTGTGAGAGCTTCTGCAAATGCCATAAAGATAGGCGTATCTCATAAAACATATATAAAAGCCCAATTTGCGGGATTGGAATTCGGAGAGAAACAAAATATCCCGGACCCTTTACAGCTATATGGTGACAAAGCAATCCAAAGGGTCCGTAAATATTGCTTTAATAATGATATCTCTATTCAACAGGCTAAGGGCCTTGACTTTAAAAAGATAAAAAATGCCAGCAAAGCTTAGATTATTAATCGATAACAATAAATCCCGTATAGTGGGCAAAAGAAAAACAATCCATAAGCTACACACTCACCCGAAACTTAGATTAAAACACCCAAAGTATTTTTTCTCAGTGGCTTGGAGGAGAAGGCAGTGGGATGGGTATGTTAAATATGTAACTGAAACCGGGTCATTTTCAACTGGATTATTAAACCAGGTGATTGATGTTTTGAAAGAGCAAAATATAAAATATGTCCTGGAAGATCAACGAACCCATTTCAAGGACATCCGGATGGTTAAAAGGCTTGGGGGGAAGGATGCAAGGCCATATCAATTGGAGGCCCTAAGAATGCTGATCAATAATGAATATGAAGGACTAAAATACATTCGGGGAATCCTGAATGAGGCGACTAATTCAGGAAAGAACCTTATTGCTGCTGGACTAATTAAATGTTTCTCCAATAAAAGAAGGTGGTTATTCCTTATTGATAATTCAGAGATATATGATCAGGCGATAGAGGAACTCCAGGAACTTTTACCCGATGAATCAATCGGGTATTACCGGGGTAAAAAGATAAAATGGGAAAGGATCATGGTATGTATGGTTCAATCCTTGGGTAATGGTACAAAGATTCGAACAGTGCAGAAGTGGCTGCAGGGAGTAGACGGAGTGATAGTGGATGAGTGTGATACGACTATGCCAAAGAAACCTTGCAAGAAGATACTCACCTACTGCCATGAAGCACCCATTAGGGTGGGTCTATCCGGAACTCCATTATGCTCCAAAGATAAAACTCGTAACCAGGAGATACTTGCCTTCTTTGGACCCATCATCCATACCACCACCAATAAGCAATTGGTGGAATGGGGATACTCTTCCAAACCCCATATCACTATAATTGAAGGGAATACTGAGCATAGGTATCCAGGTGATTATAATATGGAATATCAAAAGGGTATTATAAAAAACAAGAAAAGGAACAAGAAGATATGGAGGCGAGTTGCGAAGAGAATTAAACAGGAACGTAGTCCAGTTCTAATCCTTATAAAGAATCATGCACATATCAAGTATTTAATGGAGACTTGTCCTGCCGAGATTCAGGATAACTATACTATTAAGTCAGTGCATCATGAAACTCCCAATAGAAAAGCAATATTTGCCGCCTTTAAAAAAGGGAAGATACCTATTCTTATATCGTCCATGATTATCAGAAGGGGTAAGAACTTACCATTGATACGATATCTTTGCAATGCTGCCGGGGGAGATTCGGAGGCCAATGTATTGCAGATATTAGGGAGGTCTTTAAGGAAAGAGGCAGGGGTAAAAGAAGAAGTATGGTTGGACGATTTTTGGGACATAGGAAAATACCTAAGAAGGCATTCTTTCCATAGGGTCCAGTACTATAAAAAACAGGGCTTTCCGGTAAAGGAGCTATATAAAAAATGATACTATTTTATTAATATGGGAATCAAAAGAAAACCAAGAAAGACCATGAGCAAACAAGGAATAGACCTATTAAAACCCGTAACGGTAGAAATGCTTGGAACGGAAGCCGATCCCTGCTTTGGCAAATTTTTAGACCCCAGGACTCCCGAATGTTCCCGATGTGGAGACTCCGAACTATGTGCAATAAAGATGGCACAGAATAATAAATTGCTATCCGAAAAAGCCCATAGCAAGGGAGCATTTAAAGACCTTGAGCCCGAAGAGCTTGCCGATCCTAAGACGATCAAGAAGAAGGTAAGGCTAAGGATCAAGGAACTTATCAGATTAAAATCCCGGGACATGGACTTCGTGGTAGATGACGTGCATAATATATACGTTATGCATGGGTGGACTAAGGCAAGGATAAAGAAATATATCTTTACCTTGATAGAAACCAAGGACTGGATTTCCAAAAAAGGTAACCTACTTAAATTTCATAAAAAATGAGTGAGATTCATCAACCACCGACCTACAGAACGCTGCAGGAAATGTTTGCCAAGCAGCGTTTAATCCTTTCCGAGTATAAGATCAGAGAAGATTTACCTGAATGGCCATGGGACCTTCAAACCAAAAGAGCCCAAGTTCTCCTAAAGAGATTTGCCTACCGTTTGATGGAGGAATTGGGGGAGGCCTCTGAACAACTAACACTTGCTAATGAATATATATCCAGCAACCAGGCTGAAAAGGCAGAGCAATGTATTGAGCAATATAATGAGGAGTTAGCAGATGCCTGGCATTTCTTCCTGGAAATACTGATATTCTCAGGAATGGATGAGACTGGTATTGAGCTATGGGTAAGGCGAAAGAGGGCAGAAAACGGTATATTTGAATCGACTCTTAATGGTGATAACCTTCTAAAAGGCTTACTGGTATTTGCTCAGTACCAAAATTACTCTGAAGGTTATATCCGGAAGAAAAGGGATGAATTCGTTATATTTGCTGAACCCGAAGTATTCACTGAGAATCCACAGGATATGGGCGGAAGAAGTATTAATGAAAAGGCATTGGGAATCCATGACCAATTCTTTTGGGCAATCGGGAGGCAGATTATGACCGCAATGAATCAATTAAAGATCAGAGACTGGCACACAAGAGAAGAGAAGACAGTGAACCTCATAAAATATAATGAGGCAATGATGGAGGCTTTTATATTTTTTATCCGCCTCATGGACTATACCCAAAAAACGGAATTAAGCATTTATAACTCCTATATGATCAAAAATGCGATCAATTGGGAGAGACTCCAAACACAATAGAATGAAACAAACGTATGAGGACATAATCATAGGTATCCTATTGGAAGCTGATAGGCCAATGAGAGCAAGAGATTTAATATCTGAGTTTAGGTATCATTTTAATCCAGCAATTAAGCCGGGAACTATAAGGCAAACTTTAATGATTGCCCGATATAAAAGTTTATTATGCCTTGTCAAGTTGGACGGTTTTCCAGGATTCTATTGTTTACCCTCATGGTTTCAAGGTCCATGGCTAAAGGAAAATTACAAACAGAAAATATATGAAGGCAAACGAATTTCATTTCAGAAACCTGCAGGAAGCATGGGACGGCCTGCATGATTACATGTTCAATAAGGAAAAACTTATAAGAAAAAAAGGGGGAGGCACATATGGATCAGAGCTCGTTCAATACGATAATATCATCCACTGCAAAGAAGCCCGGATTGATAAAAACTTCAACTTCGGAAGGGTCATTGGCTATACATACAAGAAATGGACAAAATTGCTCAGCAATTACGTCAACTTTAATTACCTTGACCTGGTGCGATCCGAAATTAGAGCTAGAGAAGTTAAGCGAAGCAATAATTATAATTACACCTACCATTTCGATAACTCACACGGTTCAGGTAAAGACTGCCTTATTAGCCTAACATTTACTCGACGGAAGGGATACGACCGTCCTGTTCTTATCTGGACTACTAGAGCTTCAGAGATTACAAAACGACTTATCTTCGACTTCTTGCTTATTCAAAGAATCGCTGAGTACGTTTATGGCAGAAAACAACGTTGCGAAGTTATATGTTTCATTCCGTTCATGTTTATTAATCTTGAATGCAGTCTCATGTACCTTTCCGATAGAGGATTACATAAGGTCCTTCGTAAGGGAAAGAATGGGGATTACTCAGATTACCAAAAAAGATTGATTGAAAGGCACAGGAAATTTAATGAAACTCCCCTGGATAAAATAAAGTATAGAGTTCATAAGAGAGCTGCTGCCCAGGTGCAGAGAAAAGAGGACGGCACTCCAGTGGCAAATGTGAAAGATTGCTTTGCCCATGAACTTAAATTTCAGCCAACTCCCACCAAGAAATTAAAGGAAAGGGACATCGCTATTTTGGATATGGAGTTGGACCAATAATACTAATCTATCTTATGCATCCCTTTATCTATTCCGATTTTAATTCAGCAATCAATCAAATTGCCTCGCATCTATACTTTAATGGTTACCCAGTTAAGACAGGTACATGGCAGGCAAAAGAAAATCCTCCGGAATTCCATGAGGTATTAAATACCTCATTTTCTGTTTATATTCCCCCCAAAAGAGATCAATGGGTTAAACAGATCAAACCAAATATACCCTGGGCTGATGATCATTTCAATGAAAGAGTTGGTGGAGAGCCTTTAAATCCCGGAGAGCAATATAAGAATTGGCCTTGGTATAAAAATAATCCCAGTAATGATATTCACCGTACAGCTAAGGGAAGATTCTCTCACACTTACATGGAAAGGATATGGTGTAAACAGGCAGGAGAAGGATTAGCAGTACCGGAAGATTGGATGTTTGGCATAAGATATAACTATGGGGATTTTATGGACCTGGTTAGATTGATGGCAAAGGACCCCTACACAAGGCAGGCATTTCTTCCTATATGGTTTCCCGAAGATACTGGGGCAGTATCAGATCAAAGAGTGCCATGCACTCTGGGATACCATTTTATATTACGGGAAGAGCGGATGCATGTAGTGTATTATATTCGGTCATGCGATTTCTTCAGGCATTTTAGGGATGATATATATCTATGCTTGAGGAAGGTGGAATGGCTGTTGGAGCAGTTGAGGGTATTGGACGGGTTCTGGAAGGACATACAGTACGGGACATTTACCATGCACATTACATCCCTCCATATCTTTGCAAAAGAAAGAAACCTATTAATTTTATAATATGGGTATAGCAATTGAACACTGGGGGGAAAGACCTTCAAGGCATGAAATTAACATGGCAATGGCAGAAGTCATTGCCCTAAGAGGAACATGCATCCGGAAACAAGTAGGGTGCGTAATAGTAACTGAAAATAATAGACCCATATCCAGTGGGTATAATGGTTCAGTTATAAAGGGGAAACACTGCGGAGAACTGGAATGTAAGATCGAAGAGAAATGTACCCACTCTATTCATGCTGAACAGAATGCTATTTCATATGCCGCTAAAGAGGGGATTGCTTTGGAAGGATCAACTCTATATTGCACTACTGCCCCATGCTATATCTGTGCAAAGATGATCTATCAGGCAGGAATAGTCCGGGTATATTACACCCATGCCTACACCGATGATCTTGGAATAAACCTATTAAAGGAATTGGGAATACCCATAATACAATTAATCTAATGAGTGCCTTAAAGATAATTGAACATCCATATGAGGTGGAGGAATTAATCCATCATTGCTATACTACCAAGGCCGCATCTATAGATTACGAGACAAGCAGCTTCAACTTCTTCAATGTAGGAAGAGGCGATTATCCCTTGATGATAAGCTGTTCCTTTCAGCCTGGAAGTTCTTGGGTGTTACCAATGGGTCATAAGGAGTCTCCATTCAAAAAGACTTGGCCAAGACTATTCAGGAAATTTGCCAAGGAAGTACTGGAAAACTATTTAATCGCAAAGATTGCCTGGAACCTTAAGTTCGAATATAAATGGACTTTGGCCCTGGGATATAAGATGAAGGGTATTCTAAAGGATGCCATGCTTGCCAAGTATATATTGGATGAAGAAAGACCCCATGATCTAAAAGATTTTGCGGCTAAGTTTTATCCCCAATATGCAGGATACGAAGATGAGATGAACCCCCCGGGAAAAAAGAAATTAGCGTGGCCGGATAAACCATTCCTGCCCATGTGCAAATACTGTGGTATTGACTCGGATATAACCCATAGAGGGATGGTTATAATGGAACCAAAATTAATCAAGCATGGTTTCTATCCCCTTTTCAGGAACCTTTTAATGATGGCAACAAGGGTATTGGGAGAGGCGGAGTATCGGGGAATCCTGACTGATAAATCTTACCTTGAGGATTTGATGGGAATTTATAAATTGAAGTTGGAGAAATCCAATGATGGAATCCTAAAGGACCCCAAGGTCTTCAAGTTTGAACGAGCAAAGAAAAAGGATCATGTCCAAAAGTTGATAGATAAGATCGAACTAGAGATCGCAGGAATAGAGGAAGAACAACCCAAGAATATTGATAAATTGATTGCAAATAGGGAGGCAAAATTAAAGAGGATATTGGAAGGTGATCTAAGGGGTAAGAAAGAAATATATGCGGGCTTCAATCCCAATTCCACCCAGCAGTTGGTGGAATTTTTATTTACTCATAAGAGGGGATTAAGAATAAAACCCACGAATAAAACCGAGACTGGGAATTGGTCTACGGATGAAGACACTCTACTTGCATTAAAAAAGAAAGATAAAACCGGATTCATTCCCAAACTCCTAGACCACCGAGCTCTGGTTAAATTAGACTCTACCTATATCTCTGGTGTATATCCATTACTTGACATAAATAATTACATCCATGCCGGATTCAAAATCCACGGGACTGTTACTGGGCGTCTGTCCTGTAGTGATCCTAACCTCCAAAATATCCCAAGAGACACTACCTCTAGCGATATTAAGAAAATGTTTATTCCACCACCGGGTTTTGTCCTCCTTGAGGTTGACTACGGACAGGCGGAACTTAGGGTTGTTGCCGAATTATCTGGTGATAAGAATCTTATTGAAATCTTTAGAAAGGGCTATAATGTTCACGTGGCCACTGCCTGCAGAATCAACGGGGGAATAGAACAATACGATAAGGTAAAGGCAATTATAAAGATAGGTGATAATATGTCCGGCGAGGAACTTGCTAAACCGGAGAATAAGGAAATCCTTTTCTGGCTTAAACAAAAGAAAAGAGCCAAATCCCTTAACTTCTCTATCCTATATGGGCAAGGGGATGAGGCAATGGCAGAGGAGTTGGAATGTACAGAGAATGAAGCAAGGCAATTTAGGGATGAATGGTTTGATCAGTTCCCCGGAGTAAAGAGATGGATGAAAAAGATTGTGAAATTCTGCCATACTAATGGATATGTACCCAATATGTTTGGAAGGAAGAGAAGGTTATACGATATACATTCTGATAGGTATGGGTTAATGAAGAAAGCTGAAAGAGATGCGGTAAATTCTCCCATACAAGGTGCCTCATCAGATTTTGGGTTATTCTCCTTAGTGATCATCCGGGGAATGATCCTATGCGGGAAACTCCCAGTGGATATGCAATTAGCCTACACGGTGCATGATTCTTTGGGGTATTACGTAAGGCCAAAAGATATACATAAAGTGGTACCCATTATATCCAAGATATGCCAGAACCCACAGACCCAGAAATACTTTGGGTTTGAATTGAAACATGTGGCAATGAAGGTTAGTCCAGAAATCGGATTAGAAAGCTGGGGCGATCTTAATGAGTATCACGAAGACACCAACTACGTTAAACTCTATAGACGGAGGGCATCTTTATAGATTATCCCGATGATGAACAAGAAGCATCCAAACTATGTACTAAAACCTTGACTGAGGTAATGGAATCCTATGGAGCCTACGTTTTAAATGTAAAAGACCTATGATGGAAGAAAGTCAAATGAAGGTATCTACCTTTATCATTTTAGTGTATCCGGATTTAGATACGGGGAGAGCTTATTGGGGAGTGTTCCGCCAATATGGGGGGAATGTATTAGATTGGAAATTAGCCGAAGGATGGTTTATATATTGGGAAGGATTAAGTGATGAAGCCCAGGATGAATTAAAGGAAGAAATCTTAACACAAGTATTTATTGATAACGAAATAATGAAATTACCATGAAAATTGTATTATGTGGTCCGTCAGGATCAGGAAAGACCACTCTTGCCAAGGCAATTGCAAAGGAATTAGGTTTTAATTTTCAGGAAAACTCTGCGGGGTTAATCCTGGATAAAGATGTAAAGGAGGGATTCGTAAGGGATCATGGTTATGCTGGGATTGCAGGCCAAAGGGATGTTATAAATCTATCCCACAGTAGACCCTCCTTTGGGTTGGAATTCCAGCAACAGATCATGAAGGCAAGGCATAAACTTGCAAAGCAAGAAGGTGACTGGGTTTATGATAGGTCATCAATTGATCCATTGGCCTATTTCCTCAATCAATGCGTACACAATCATTCAGAGGATGAATGCCAAAAGATGATTGCAAATGCACGATTGGGTATGCAGGGTATAGACATTGTAATTCGGGTACCTTTGCAGAATCCAGAAAAAACCATAGAAGATGATGGATCAAGGGTGGCTAATTACTACTTTCAAAGAAAGATGGATTGGTTATTCGATCTTGCACTTAATTTTATGGCAGAGCCCAATGTAAAGAGGCCCTATAGGCTTTGGACTGTGCCCACCTGGAACTGGGATCAGAGACTTGAATGGTCCGTTAGGACAATTAAGCAATATATCAAAGACCCATCATTATAAAATACTATTATAAGATCATGGGTAAAATCCAAAAATATTATAAGTCATCTATCAACATCCTATCCATTCAGTATGGGAAAGAACATATTACCCTCAACATTGCTCAAGAGGCAAAAATCAAGGAGGACAATATTGAGGATGAGATCAAGAGGCAGCCCGCAAGTTATGCCTTCCTATTCATGCTTCATAAAAAATTGCTCACAGAATTCGAACGCCTTAAGCTCAGGAGAAAATCCATTTATGGTATCTTGCTTGCAGAAGCTAAACGACGAACTAATTCGGCCGGCAGACCATTATCGGATAATGATGCAAAGGCGTGGGTTGAATCTCATAGGAAATATATAAGAATCTCCGAGCGATGTATTGAAGCAAGGGATCAGGCTGACCAGGTTCAGGCGGCAGTTAAATCATTCGAGCAAAAGAAAGACCTGATCCAATCCTTATCCGCCAATCTAAGAAACGAGAGAGTTTAACCTATAAAATTTAATAAATGGCTAAGAAGTCTTTAAAAGAGCGACTGCTCGAGAAACAAAAGAAACTAAAAGAAAACTCTGCCGGATTTAAGTTCTTCCGGGTATCAGAGGGTAAATCAAGGTTCCGTATATTATCCGCTGGGGAGGAAGTAGATTGGGCAATAGAGGCTACAGTGTTTTATTTGGGGAAAGAGATAGGATACGTGGTATCTCCAGTGACATTTGATGGCAAATGCGCAATAATGAATACTTACAATGAATTGGCCGACTCCAAAAAGGAATCCGATAGGAAGTTTGCCAAGACATTTAAACCTGGTAAGAAATTCTTTACTGCTGCCGGAAAATATAAGGATGAGAAGGGAGCAGAACCCATGACTGACGGCGAAAGCAAGGGTATTAAATTATTAATGCTTGCCACCGGTCAATACAATGATATGATTGATCTTTGGACGGATGATGAAGAGGCTGGGGACTTTACTCATCCCTTGGAAGGATATGATCTGAAGATGGGTAGGACCGGTAAGAGCAAGAATGATACCGAGTATTCAGTAAGACCCTGCAAACCCACTAAGGCACCCAAGCAATGGAGGAAGGAAGTAAACCTTGAGGAAATGCTTAAGGCCATTATTCCATCCTACAAGGAGACCAAAGAACTCATGGAGAAATTCCTTAACCTTGAACCTGAAGAGGAAGAGGATGATTCAAAAAGCTCCAAGAAGAAAAAGAAGTCCGGTAAAAAAGGTGATCTTTAAACCATAAATTATGATAGGTAAAAAGAAAAAACAGGCAGGGGTACTATTGCCCCTGTCTGCTTTAAGAAAAAGGTATCCCGATTCTAATTTGGCATCGGTAATTGCATTCGATGAGGAAGAAACTCTAAAGATACCATTCAATGTCCTGGCATTAAACTACCAGATATGTGGGGGTCTTCCCTATGGAAAAATCCTGGAAGGATTCGGAGAAGAATCCACTGGGAAGACTTTATTGGGTATTGATCTGGCAAAATCAGTCATTGCCCTGGGGGGTATCGTTCTTTGGGGTGATCATGAGGCATCATGGACTAATGACTGGGCATTAAAGAATGGACTGGACCTTACCAAGATAGAACTCCTGAAGGATGAGAATGAGATAGAGACTGTGTCCGATTGGTTGGGGGATATGATAGTGTATTATCGTTCCATTCTTACTAATAATGAACCCATCCTATATATCGGAGACTCAATAGCAGCCTTTGAAACCAAAGAGACCATGGAGGTAGCAGAGAGTGATCCATCTGGTAATATGGGTATGGGTAGAAGCAAGGCAATATATAAGATGCTTCGTAAAAGGCGGAAGATGTTTGCCAAGTATGGAGTATCTGCCTATTTCATCAACCAATTAAGGAAGAAGATTGGTGCAACCAAATGGGAGGACCCAGATACCACACCAGGTGGGGCAGCAATGAAATACTATGCAGACATCCGGATAGGTTTATACCGGGGTAAGAAGATTCTGAATGCTAAAGAAAAGAAGGTAGGCCAGAAGGTACATATTCGGGTAAAGAAAAATAAGGTGGGACCTCCCAGGGATAGCATAGAGGTAAAAGTTCTGTTCAAAAAGACCAAGGGCAATATCGGCTATGATAAATACTATGGCCTTGGAGAGGCTCTATTGGAATGTGAAACTATCACTAAGAAAGGAAGGGGTTACTTTTTTAATGGGAAAAAGATTTCTATAGTGGATAAGGAGAATATGCATTTACTAAAGGCCATAGCTTCTAATGATGAGCTTAGAGCAGAGTTGATCGCTGCTTCTCCGATCAATACCCTATCCAAGACACGAAAGAAGATTGCTGCCTTATCAAAGAATCTTTATCCGGTAAAAATTAAAACCAAAAAGAATGCCGAGGAAGAATAAATCCATTCCCCAGGGAGTAACCGCCACTTCAAAGAGGATGGAGGACCTTCTACCAAAGAAGAAACATGACACGAACACTCCATTGGCCATGATAATTGATGGTATGGGTCTGGTATATGCAGCATATATGTCGAAGGGATTGGGGAAACTTTCTTTTAAAGGAAAGAATACCTCAATACTTTTTGGTGTACCGCAGATGATTAAGTCGGCAATGCAAAGATATAAACCAGAAAAGGTAGTGGTATGCTGGGACGGAGATAGACACCCAAAGAGACTTCAACTATTGCCCGAATATAAGGGTCACAGGGATAAGAAAAGGGACCCCGAAGAGAGGAAGAAATTCCTAAAGGATGTGAAGAGATTAAGGCGACTTCTCTTCTATATGGGAATCCCACAAGCGCATGATAAGGAGGTGGAAGGGGATGACATGGTTTATTTCGTAAATAAGAGACTGTCCAAGATATATAGGACCCTTATCGTATCAGGGGATAAAGACTTTCATCAATTAATTAACCATGATACCAGTGTATTTAACCCAAGAACAAATGAGCCGTTTAGTACATTCGCTTTCAAGGGAGTTTACCCCGTAGAAGTACCCCAGTTTGTAGATTACCTTTGTTTGGTCGGGGATAAATCCGACGACATCCCCGGAATCGACGGCATTGGACCTGCAAGAGCCGGAAAATTCTTTGAAAGATTCTATACCATCAAAGATTATCTTAAATCTAAAGCCGATTACCCCGGGATCAGTGACAAAGATAACCTTCGAGCCATCTATAAAAGAAACCGAAGGTTAATAGACCTTAAATTCTTTTGTGAAAGATACTACCCGGAAAACTACACACCCAAATGGTATAAGGAGGATGAATTACCTTCATTTAACCATGAGGAATACATCCTAATGTGCCAGAAGTATAACCTTAAAACAATGGTATTTCCAAAATTTATAGACATTTTTAAAAAGTAGAATATGGCATATACAGAGTTGACTTTTAAAGAAGGCAGAGAGTTCATGGATAAATTAAATGCCATGAATGAAAAAAGTATGGGACTGCCCGTAATTGAGAGGACTAGGTTATGGTATGAAAATACCCTAAGAGCTATCCTTCGGGAAACTGGGCATGGATTAGAAAATTTAAAGTTTATTGTAGAGTTTACCGATGATGATAAAATAAGGTCAGTGGGCTGTGATGAATTCTCTAACTTTGCCTTATTAGGAATTAATTATACTTTAAAACAATACAATGAGCAAAGATAACTTAATTGCTATTGCTTTTTCCGATCTTCATTGCTATAAGTTCAACCTATTCAATAAGGATAACTCAAGACTTAATTGGACTCTAACCGCCTTTGAATGTATTGCAAGAACAGCAGCAAGGCATAAGGTACCATTATTATTTTGTGGTGATCTATTTCATACTCCTGCTTCAGTAGAGAATGAGACTCTGGGGTTAATGATTAATTCATATATGCTTCATGTAGAGCAAACCCATACGCCATTCTTTGCTATATCCGGGAACCACGACCTATGCCAAAAGAATTCATTAGACCATAAAAGTCCATCATACCTAGATATATTTTTTGAAGTGTTCACCACATTTAAATTTCTTGATCCGGGTTTGCCCTTTCCGATATCGCAGGGGTTTAAGATAGTAGCTTGGGTATGGGGCATACCTTATATGAACAATGATGCCGATATAAAGAAAAAGGTGAAGCAATTAAAAAAGGATGTAAAGGAAGATAAATATAAGGGGGCTAAAAAAATCCTTATGCTTCACACGGATTGTCCAGGTGCATTGAATGATGAGGATATAGAGGTGGGGGAATGTGAATCAATGCCCTCAGGAAAGAAGCACTTGGCTAAATTTTTTGAGGACTGGGATTTGGTATTATTTGGGCATATTCATAAGCCCCAACAATTATTCAAACATGGGTATATGCTGGGCTCCCCTATCCATCAGGTTTCTAATGATAAGGCAGAAATGGGTTACTGGAAAATTTTTAACGACCGGGCCCCCCAATTTATAGGTCTCGCGAATATATTTCCCAGATTCAGGAAATTGGTACCCGGAGAGGTTCCGGATAATGAGAAGGATTATTTCATTATGCCAGATGATCAAGGATTGGTGGAAGAGGTGGAAAAGGGAGATTTTGACCTATCCCACTCCCGAACAAAATTGGCAAAAAGGTATATGAAGGTAAAAGGCATAAAAGACAAAAAGAAAAAGGCCGCATTAATTAATATTTTAAATCAAGTAGAATGAAAGCAGAAGCAATGTTGGAAAAAAAGTCCTGGGATGAATTCCGGAAAACCGGAATGCTGTGGTTTGTAAATAGGATATTGCATGTATTCGGTTGGGCAATAGTTGCAGAAATGATGCCTGCTCCACCAGAGGGAACCCATGATGAAGTAGTAACAGTATATCCTGCAAGAACCCGATTCAGGGGGTTTGGTGAGAAACAGGAGGAAGACGGATTCAAGGCAATATCCAAATTCATGGAAGAAAACGCTAAGGATTTAAACGAAGAGGCAAATGGCTAAGATTATTAAAATACACATTGAAGGTTTTGGATCAGTTTTAGGGAAGATCAAGTATAAATTTGATCGTCCTGGAATCTCTTTAATACTCGGAAAAAATGGAGCTGGAAAAACAACCATATTTAATGCCCTTTCCTGGTGCCTTTATGGAAAGTTACTTAAACCTGATTCAACTGTTCTACCATGGGGGCATATTATCCCCGAATCCTTCAGGGGTTGTAGGGTTGAAGTTGAGTTGGATGGAGGAACCAGGATTATACGCTGTAATGATTTTAGAGACAAGGTTGCCGGAAAAAAAGGAGGAAACCGATTGGTCATTATACGGGATGATGGGAAAGAAGACCGAACCCTTCGAAATAAATCCGACGTTCAAAAATCTATTGACGGTTTGGTTGGATATTCCTTC